CGTATTTTTGGGTTAGCTTGCGCGCCTCTTCGGCAAACAGGGCATCTGCAGCCTCGCGATGAGGTCTGTCTTTATAATGAGCGTATGCGGCGTCATGATTTCGGGCTAAGTTGTCTAGTGCATCGGTGGGTTCTCTGTTACCCCACTCGATGCTGCTTTGCTTCTTACCGTCACTCCAATACGGCCCCACGTAGTTACCATGGCCCCAGAACGGTGCGGTTGGATCCTCACCTTCGTTGCCTTGATACTGTGTTGTTGTGTCGATCGGTTGTTTTATCATATTTATTATTTTTATTTACGCCGACCACCACCTCAACCCCTGCCGTGAAACAGGGGGATACAGTTTACCGTCTTGTCCAGGACGTCGGAATTCTACTAACACAAGGCGTGCTCATAACCGTACTGCTTAGCTAGCAGCAAAGCACGAGACACCAGTTTAGATACCGGGAATTCCGCCGGGTGCTTGTCGCGTAAACTGTGGTACATATCCTCCAAAAACATAAATTTCTGTTTATCATGACGGTAATTCTCCATATGCGAGCATAAAGCGTCGGCCAGATCCTCAAGCTTGATCACCTTCAAGTGTTCAATGTGCTTGGTCCACCTTTTAGGGTAGTACTCAGGACCGTCCGCGCCCATACGCAAATCGCTGGAAAAATATTCCGCGTGATACATAGATTCACGCTCGTGGATTTCCATCTCAATACCCAGATCGGCTGCGCCAGCTACGTACTTGTCGACACCTCCAGGGACAGGTTCCTGGTTCACGTCGTCACCTCCAGCAACAATGCTGAGAGCAAGGATCTCATCGTCTGAAGACCTAGGTGAATGCAAGTCATAACATGCACAGCTAACTGAGCGATGGAGTTACCACCAATGGTGAAGAACCATCCACTCTTCATAATGCCAGACGATTTAGGAGTGTACACCGCGCCATCAGATGTGCGATACACAGTCTTCTCGAAAATGTCTTCAAAACAACCATCAACGTCTGCAAGGTATCCGGCGAACTGCGCGTCGTCCCATTTAGGGTGACGGACAGCCAAGTGTTTGACTACGTCGCGCGTTACGTCGGCGACCCATGGGAACATCATATAGTCCCAATTAGTCTTATCACTTTCCCACACTGGGCCGGGGATACAAGACGCTAG